TGATAGCCGGGGTTAGCCCCCGCAAGCGTAATCGTCCCGCTACCTGTGGTGGTAGTGGTCTCTAAGACCCGATCTGCAAGAACGAGGGCCATTTAACGGCCTCCGTTAAGCGATACGCAGAATCGCGTTCGATGCGTCAGCGGTCGGGAATTGGATCGTGAAGTTACCTGCGGTTGAGGTTTTATCCCCACCGAAGTCCAGTACTGCCACCGCTTTGTCGCTCTGGGTTGAGTTGTAGATCAACGCACCACGAGCGGTCAAAGTAGCAGACGGGAATGTCAGGTCATCAAAATCCAAGTACGCTGTCGTGCTGCTCGAAGTCGGAACCTGCGAAACCGTGAGCGTTAGACCACCGGCAGGATAGTTGGTCCCTGAAGAAGAGACTTCATCCGAAGTGGTATAAGCAGTGGTTGCTGCATCCAACGTAGCCGAAGACGTATACAAAGCGAGTTTAAATACGTCCGGCGCTTCGGAAGCGCGAATGACTGACGAACCAAATGCATGTACCCCGTCAAGGATCTCCACCTTGAACGATGTACACATTGCTTGCGAAATAGCCAAGGTAGTTACTCCTCTTTCAACCGTTTAACAAACTGTGCCGCTTCTGGGTAACCGCCCTGAGTCAGTCTTTCGTAAACCGTTTTACGCTCAGACTCTTGAGCTTCTCCCAGATACTGCACCAGAATTTTACGAATCTGTTGACGATAGACTTGAGCCAACTTTGCAGTTTCTGGAACAAGGGTATCTCCTACGAAAATAATTTTATCGATAGCACGATCTGCAATCTCCTCGGCATCAAAGCCGCGATTGTCAGTGGTGAATACCGAAACCGATCCAACCTCTACATTTGCGTTTAAATTCATGATCTTACAGGAATCCTAACTTGACCTGAACGATAAGCATCTTGACGCTCCAATCCGTCACCCAATCGCTTTAACTGCATCAGAGCTTCTTGGTATTTGTCCTCATAGTTCTTAACCATATCCGGTTCACCCTTGAGATAGTTATAGGCTTCTCGAAGTGATCCGTATAACAGAACGGTCTCGAAGTTGGTTCCCAACCAAGAAGTTCCAACATCCACAATCGACGGCGGATAATAGTAGTAATGGAGTTCCAATGTGTAGGCGAGATCCGGAGTTGGACCCAGAATCATGGTGGTGTCATCCCAGATCCCATAATACTGTGGCGCACCTTGGGTTCCCGAAGTCGTATAGCACTCCCGAATAAAGTTCACATCTTTATTCAGTAGATAGGTATACACGTTCGTACTCGGATTAATAATCGCGAGCGAGAAGGTCGATAACCAATCAGAAGGCAATGCCATGTACTGATTGCCCACCGATACGGTCGCGGTCGAGTTCTGACGCAAAGCGGGAATCTGAACGGTGTTAAAGATCCGCTCTTCCGCTAATTGCACAAACTGAGGAATGTTTGCCACAAAAGACGTTTCCGTCGATTGGACGTATTCTTGAATTAAGCTGGACAGTTCTGAATAGTTCATGATGTCGATACCGTCACTGCTCCAACCGCTCCCGCGCCGACCAAAGTGTTAGGTGTCAAGGGGTCATCATAAGACCTTGCGCCACCCACCGGATTCCAACCCCAGTAAATATCTCTGCTTTCTGGCAAATTCTGATCTGGACGCGCATTCCTCAAAGCCTGCGGATCATCCATCGGAATTTTACCTAACTGCAACTGAGGTTGGTCTACGTCTAAACATGCCTCACAAACCAAGTTCCCAGTCCAAATCTGATCGAAAATATCCTTTTTTAACTCATGCAACTTGTACTGAAACCCACACCGGTCGCAGTAACCAATCGCATGTTTGCCAGATGAGAAAGGCTGCGACATTTCATAACCCGCCAGTCACACTTGAGATATACGGCAAGAAACGGGAAGCCGCTTTATCGCGATCCTCCCCTGCCGCCAACTCAAACTGCGCCTCGTATTCTGATTTCAACAACGGAATTCGTTCCGCTGATTCGGGTTTTTTCATGGCAATGTAGTACGCCAGCCCCGCCACCAGACAAGGCAAGAATCGTGCAGGCACATCCATAGTGTTGGCACCGCCTGCTCCCACATCCTGAATCCTTCGGATATACCAATAAACAAGGGTGTAAGTTTGCACGTTATCGGGAACGGGCCACAAATACACAACCGGCGCATCCCGTTGGCGATCCACATAAATTTGTAGAGGACGGCCTTGGGTGAGCTTGTTGTTTAACTGGGCGTAATCAGATACCGAAATACGAGCCAAACTGTAGTCAGCTTGAAGAGCGGTGTTCCCATCGTAAATACGCAACTGATGTTCCATCAGGTCGATGGTGTCGGCTGGCATCGTGTAGGTATAGGTTCCCGCAGTCAAAGTTTGGGAACCGGTTGCGACCGTCCACAAATTAATGCCTCGGTTCTGCCATTCCTGAGCCATAAAATTCATGGAGCGACGGGCGGTTCTCAGGTCATACCCTGTCCGCAATTCCAAACCTGCACGTTCGTAGGCTTCCTCTACGATCTCCGCAAAGTCCGGATTAAACGTCGCTGTGCCGCTGGTTGCCATTATCGATAAGTACCTTTGGTTTTACCTTTGATCGCACAACCATCAATGCGTCCGCCTTTGGCATAACGCATACGACCACCGCCCATCATCTCATCAGGCCTTTCCATTTCTTTTTCGATGGTAATAGAAACGCTGGATTCACCATCGTCCATGCCATTACGCATTCTTTTCTTTCCCATCAATGAGGAAAGCAATCCCATTCCTCGCATCATGGTTACGCCCTCGTCAAACCACGAACCGCGCAGCCATCAATGCGACCACCCATGGCTTTCTTTTCCACCTTGCTGGACTTCTTTTCCCTGCCTTCTAAATAGCCTTTTGGAAAAGAGGCTTTCGGATCATCAGGCAACATTGAACGGGGAACCAAATCGTCCGACTGTTCCTTCTTGGCTTTGTCCTTTTTCATCAACTTATCCTCGGGTTAGACCACGCACCGCGCAGCCATCAATACGTCCACCTGTTGCTTTCTTCATTTTCCCTGCTTCTGACAATGCAATAGCAATCGCTTGCTTCGGGTTCTCTACAACAGGACCGTTCTCACCAGAATGCAATTCACCGGCTTTAAATTCTCGCATCACCGTTGCCACCTTCTTTTTCTGAGCTGGCTTAGTAATTTGCTGGTTCATATTAGCGCGTGAGATTGCCATTGTTTTTCCTCTTAGGCTTTACCTTTCTGGCGGAAGCGGCGCGTTTTAGCAGCAATGCTTTCGGGTTGCCGTACGAACTGCTTGCCTTTCGCTTTACCTTTTCTTTTGGCGGCGGTGGTTCGGGCATACTCGGCTGGGGAAAGAGCTTTAATCGCAGCTTCTGGTAAATATCTTTCACCTGTTTGACTAGATGGCTTACCACTTTTGGTTCTCCAATTCTGCTCGCCCCACGCCTTTAAAGATCGTTGAGACTCTCTCATGACTTATATCCACCACCCGCTTCCTTGTACTTCTTAGCAAGGAGTTGGGCCTTTCTTGCACTCCACTGACCGGCTTTGGTTCCATGGGTTGCAGATGCTTTAATCTGGTTAAACAGCCTTTTGCGAAGTTCTGGCTTGGTGTAGTTCCCTGCCTCATTCACTTTGCTTTTGGCTTTAGCCATCATCACGCTCCGCTAATTGACGGCTCATTAACCGATCAATCTTTTGCTCTAAACGATCCAATCGATCTAACAACATCTGAGCATCAGCACGAACTTCCGCTCTGGTCACATGGTCTCTGGCAACTTCTTCTCGGGTTCGGTTGAGAAGAATGCCAAGACGATTGATCTCAACAAACTTTTCTTTCACCACAAAACCCAACACGCCGACCACCAATGTGAGAACCATATTCCATATCATCATTTCCATGGCTCACCACTTCACCTTGTCTGCCCAGTACGCCGCAGACATCTTTCCTTTGGAAATGTTGCTAGCATGACGGGCTTTAAAAGATTCACGGCGCTTCCTGTAAGAATCTGATTCTCCTGACTTTTTTGGAGAACCGGAAACGCCCTGTTGACCGAATCGGATGGTCTTTATTTGATCACCGGACCTTGCTACCACCACATGGGATTTGGTGGGGTGGTTCGGGGTACGTTTAGGTTTGTTGTACCCCGAAACCCCAATCCTTTTGAGGATGCTGTCCTTCGACATAACTAGCCACAAATAACCGTAGCGTTCGTGACGTTGGTGAGCGTCATGATGGCGAAGTCGCCATTTTTGCTCTTGGTTGTCAGAATCCCTTCGCCGGGGATAATCATGTCCTGCGACAAAGTTCCGCTGGCAACCGCCAACTTCAAGATCGTGGTGTCATTCGGTTTTGCTGTGAAGACCACAGAACCCGAAGCGCCGTTACTGACAAAGTAGACACCCTTGATTCGGGTGCGCGGGAATGCCAAGTCTCCGCCATATCCCACCTTAATATTCCCAGTGGAGGTTGCGCTGATCGCCACAGAATCCACACGGGTATAGTAGTTGGTGGAATACACCACGCTCGCGCTCGGGCCGGTGACCGATTCGGTAACCACCCCATCATAGCCCACAGCCCCCACCTTAACGCCGGTTACGGTAAAGGTTTTGTCAGCATCTGCGCCGTCAGAAGTTATCGATACCTGATAACCGGTTCCGTTATAGCCCAGATCGTTTGCCAGCAAACTCAGGGTTCCGCTAGCAGTTCCCGACGCAAAGAAATAATCATCGTCAGATTCAGGACTGACCGCCCAAACATCGTATTGCATACTTGATCTCCATTAGGTTAAGGGGGCTAATCGCCCCCTAGAAAATCTTACGGAGTTAAGCTGCCATAGAGAGCGATGTACTTGGTCGTTCCACCCACACTGACAGGGATATATCCCACTTGATCCGCCAAGGTGCCAGACACATTGCCGGTCGTGAAGGTCGTTGAACCCACCACCAAGGTGGTAGTCGTTACAAGGGTGGCAGAAATATCACCCGTCACATCGCCAGAAAAACCATTGTCCGAAACAACCGGACCCGAAAAAGTTGTGGTACCCACTTTGATACTCCTCACATGCAAGTCGCCCATCAGTCTGCATGCCGTCAGCCGGGTCTGTCTGATGAGCTAAAAAATTACCCCGGAACATCTTGATTAAACAGCATATTAATCCAAAAAGAAAGGGGGCCGAAGCCCCCTCTCCAATCAACATGCGTTGATTTATCAGGTCGAACCGGGCGAACCCCAGACACCCAGCGGATCAGAGACACCGAAGCTGTAACGCTCACGGGCCTTGTACCGCACATTACCGGTGTCAAAGTCACCATCCATCGACGTTGCCATCGGGGTACGCACGAAGTGCTTCATACCGTTGGGAATGTCAGTGATGATGAAGAAGGCGTTGGTGTCGGTCAGATAATGGTTGACCGCATAGCCTTCTGGGATCGCGCCCATGTTCCGGATCGCGTTGATGTCGTTGTCGGCAGTTGCCGGACGGAGAGTGGTCTCCATGAGGCGCTCTGCCACGAACATCAAGTTGGACGGAACAATGAGACGGCGGGGACGGGCCGCAATGAGGAGTCCACGCTCATCGGTGAAGTTAGCAATCGCAATGATCGCATCTTCGAGCGAGGTCTCATTGAGGTCAGCACCCACAGTCGGGCGGTTCGCGTTCGTGCCACCGGATACCAGCGGGTGGGCGGTGTTAAACAGCGTCACACCATCACCCGATTGGAAGGTGGTGAAACCGTTGTTCAACAAAGCAGCCGCTTTCACCTGCTTGGTGTTCGCCATACCGCGAGCCAATGCTTTGGTGTAACGAGCCGAAAGCTGGTCATAGAGGTTGTCCTCCATGGCTTCTTCGGTGATCGAAAAGCCCATCGCAATGGTTTCGTGGTTGTAGCGAGCGGTGAACGCTTCCTGAGCGTTGTCATAGGCAATGGCAGAGCCTTCAGCTTTCACTGGGGCGGTACCAAAACCTGACAACTTGACTTCCTCTTCAAAGGCTTTCTCTGAAGTCTCGGTCTCATAGATGAGCGTATGCTCATCCTCATACTTGGCATACTCCAAACCGAAAAGCGCGTTAAGCCCCGGCAGGAGTTCCTTCAACATTTGTGCGCGTGAAATAGCCATTTGTGCTAACTCCCTTATGCCGTAACGCTACTGTAGTAGCCATGGGTCAGAACATTGAGTTTGACCAACAGCTCACGGTAGATCGTAAAGACTACGGTTGAAGAAGCCGGAATCGCCGTTACACCACCCGGCACTGCCACTGCAGCGTTGAGGGTGATTGACGTATCGCCAGCTGCTGCCGCCGTGTCCACGAACGAACCCGTCTCAATCAACTGACCATTGCTGGCGTAGTACGCCACGCTGGTTCCCACCGGAAGTGCCGCCGGAGCGCCCGAACCCGTAAGGGTCAAGGTGGTGCTGGACGATGAACCGCTGGCGGTGTAGCTGATTGAAGTTTCCGGAACCACACCCACACAACGAACCGGAAGGATCGTGGTGACAGGCGTATCGTCCGGAGCAAGGATCGCGTTCTTAGAGTTGCCGGTGTTTACATCACCTGAGTTGTCGATCATCGACAGGTTAGTTCCCACCAATGCATACGCACCCGAAGCCATGACGGTCGTAGCCGAGCAGACAGCCGCTTTAAACACAGCATCCGGATCGTCAACAACATACGCCACCGCATCGCCAGCCAAGGTCGAAGCAGGCCAGTACTGGCTGAAACGCTTGTTCTTGCTGACAGGGTCCGTATAGGAGCAACCTACAAACACACCCGTGACTGCGTTTGAAGCGGTGGTAGCACCGATTGCTGCGCGAGTCACGGAACCACGCACGACCTTGACGAAATCACCATTGAAGATGTCCGTCGCATAGCCGTACTGAATCGGGTACATACGGGTAGAACCCGCATATACCTGACCGCCGATCAGGTTGATCGGCTTCAGCCCATAAGGGGCCGTCACATCAGTTCCTGAAGCCATTTGAAAATACCTCTAAATAATTGATAGATAAGGGTTTAACCTCTTCCGAAAGTGGTGCGCGTAGACCGCTCTGGATTCAGAAGCGGCATTCGCGGATCGTTTTCCCGCAAGAAACTGCGGTCCACACCTTCGATCTGCTTATCCGAAATGTTTTGAAAGTATTTCTCTCTGGCTTTCATCTTCTCAAGCGGGGCTTTGCATAACAGCAAACCACCCACTTCCACGTTCCCTTTGAACTGAGAATTGATGTCAGACATGACCATCAGTTCAGGATGATCTTCTGCCTTGACAGGTTCCCAGCCCTCACGGAACTGGCGAGAGACGTTCGTGTTATCCGAACGGCCCAACGAAGAAGTACGAATCCAGCGAAACACCCAACCATCTTTCGGCTCAGGGACCGGAAGTGAGGATTGCGGCAACCAAGTATCGCTCGGTCGCGACTCGGCTTGCCGTTCAATACGAACACTGCGCTCATTAGCCATTTGAACTCTCCTTAATGAGTTGTTTGGCATACTGCTCCGGGGTTAATCCCAGTCTCTTAGCGAGGGAGACTTGTGTCGCAGTTAGCTGGATTTTGCGGGGTTTAGCTCCATTACTCCGGTTGGAGGGAGCGACCACCGTAGAAGGACGCTTTGTTTGGGTTGCCGGAGCTTCCTCTTCAAAGTAGTCCGGAAAGCGCAACCGCATGGTTGCGTTAATCTTTTCATAGTACTCATCTGTGTCAGGCTTAATACCTTGATCACGGATCAGACTTTCATGCGTGGCATAGGCTAGAGCGGTCATTTCTCGGTTCGCACCGAACCATGGATTCTCTTGGGTCCATGCCATCGTTTTTGCAGACGGCTGCGGCAAAGGCACCGGCTGATAAGATTGTTGCGGCTGCTGAACAACTTGTTCTTGCGGCTGGGGTTTGGGTCGAGACTGAAGGTTACGCTCGTAACGCTCGGCCTCCCGAAACTCCGTCTGTGCATTCAACAGACTCTCTTGTGCAGCGATGATCTTTTCAGAATCACCCTGTTCATACGCTTCTTTGTAGCGATATTTGGCTTGCTCAAGGGCAATCTGCGCCTTGGATTTGATTTGCTGTACGAGTGCGCCTTCTCCACGCTGGATCAGACTTTCGTACTGTTGGTTTTTTTGGGCAAGCTGTTGAGCAAACTGAACCGCTTCTTCGCGCATCCGCTCGGCAGCTTCACGCTGACGGCGTTCTTCATGTTGCTCATACTTCAGCTTGTTAATACGATCTCGAACTTTTTTGCCATAGCTAGAAAGCTCTTCATCGTCATCTTGCACCGATTCCGCCTTTTGGGGCTTCTTCGGAGTATCGTCGATAATTTCCAGTTCCACCTCGTTTGAGGCTTCTTTGGTTTCCGGTTCCTCATCGGGTGTTTCCACCTGATAAGAGACTCCGAAAAATTTATCTTCTCGACTTGTCTGTACTTCGCTCATGCTTTTACCACCGCTCTCGGATCTTCGACCACAGCCTCTACGCTGTCATCGTTGATTAAACGAAACTCTTTGCCATGAACCTTAAAGCGCGTACCGGAGTAGGATCTCATCATGATCCAATCTCCTTTCTTACAGTACGGTCCTGTTGGGAATCGGTCGGATGACTGATATGCATCGGGTCCCATCTCTAAGACGAATCCGACGATGCTTCCAATCTCTTCGGCTTGAAGAGTTTGAGAAGCCTTGATGATGCCACCCTCTGTCTTCTCTTCAGGGTCTGGTAGGGCAATAAGCAGTTTATAACCCGTGGGTTTAGGTAACTGACTCGCTGTTTTTTCAGACATATTTCCTCGCACCGGAATTTAAACGTGTCCGGAGTCACGCGCACCGCAATATGCGGAGATGTTTAATCGTCTTCAATTTGCTTTGTTAAGTCAAGTAGTTCGCGCTCTGCTAACGCTAAACCATGTATGACTCCGCAGCATCTTTTGTAATCGGCAAAATCCGTACAACCGCCTCCGGCAATATGATCTGCCATTTCATTCATCTGATCTCGAAGAGACTTCTTTAGGAAATCACTGAGATTTTGGTGGCTTTGCATTCAACATGTCCTTGGCAATTTGAACGCCCAGCTTGGCTCCTTCGATTTGATCGCGTGAAGCAATCTCTTTGCTTTGGAGTTCCGACTGGGTATTGGTCGAAGCGATCTGTACGCCCAAACGAGCGCCTTCGATACGCTCTTGCGCTTTGAGACGATCTTGCTCGGACTGCATCCGCATTTGCGCTTTCTGCATATCCGCTTGGACCTTTGCCATATCGGACTCGGCTTTCTGCTGGATTTCCTGTGCGCGAAGCTGGAGCTTCTGCATTTCGATCTGTAGCACGGGATCTTGAGCCTCTTCCATTTGCTTTTGCATTTGCGCTTCGGCTTGATCTTTCTGTAGCAACTGGGCAGCAGCCGGAGCCACCAACTGAGACAAACGGTATTCGATGTCTTCGGGCAGGGGTTCCCCCGGAGGAGGGAGCTTGACTCCCAATTGCTTTTCAATTTCGTCGCGGTATTTAAACGCCAAATGCTCTGCCATATGCGCGGCAATTGCGCCTTGCATTGCTTGAGCATTCGGGGATTGACCCGCAAGTTCTTGGATCTTGGGATCTTGAATAAACGACAAGTGGGTTTGAATGTGTGCTTCGTGGTCTTGGTAGATAAACGCCTTGACCGGACGGCTGTTCAACATATTCATGTTTTCGGTAACCGGATCGGTCGGCAGGATTTCTTCCTGTGTTTTCACGATCTCTGGGGCATCTTGGATACCCAAGGTCTCTAGCATTTGACGATGCAAGAGCGGCATGTCGTACATGGTCGGAGCGGTGGCCGCTAACTGCAAAGCCGCTTGGTACTTCATGATCCGTTGAGCCATGGTTCCCGCATTCGGATCAGAGACCGGCACAATGTCAATGCGATCATCAAAGTCCTGAGCGGTGAGTTCTTTCCCTTTGATTTCATAAGGATATTCCAGCGGACCATAGTCTTTAACGAGTCCTGCCAGAATCTTCAGTTCCTTTTTCATCGATGCGTGTAAACGCGCTTGCACAGCACTTTGCACTTTCATCGATCTTTCGAGAAGCGCGAGCGTGGTGCCTACAGGCGCTTCGTTATTCATGTCCGCCACCTTCATGTCCGCTTGTGAAGCGAATCGGCGGCCCTCTTCCACAATGTTCCCCAGCAAACTGTAGAGAACACTGGAAGGTTCTTTATAGGGTAGGAAGGTAATGTTTTCGCGTAAGGTTCCGGACGGAATGTCTACGTCGCGGAACTCACCCGGCATGATGGGTGTATCGTCGCCTTTGATCCGGAGTCCGCGAGTTTTCAAACCGCCCGGAAGGTTCGACAAGGTTCCCGCATCCACCAGTTGTCGGAGAATGGATGTCGCGGACTTTGCCAATCCTCCTACCATGTGGACCAGTCCGAACCCGTAGAATCCTAGACCGGGTAAATAGACATAATGCACAAAATGCTGGCGGCGCTTTTTGAGCGGATCGCCTTCATACCAGTTCCGTCGAATCGACAAAATGGTGCGTGACCCTTTGTCGATAGTGATCACATAGGGAAGGGCCACTCCGGTGGGTTCCCCGTTCAGGGTATCTTCAAAGCCCGGTAGATCGTAATCCACCAACATCTCAAGGAGCGTGTGGCGACCATCTAAATCAATCGCCGCATCACCCGTCAATCGATCATATTTCTTCTGAATTTCCCCAATGTCTGGGGTCGGAGGCGGTAACTCGACATCTGAATAAAAACCCGACACCTGAAGCTTGCGAACTTCGTTAGGGGTTTTCTTCATCATGTGAGTGGAACGCTCACAGGTGTAAAGATCTGGGGTTCCGTAAGAGACCACAAAATCTTCAGCCGGTACGAACAAAGACACAAACCGGCCTAGATTGGGATCGTAGTACACCTTCCTGAAAGCCGATCCTGCAATCGCCAATGAGAACAGCATCTTCTCCGTTTCGGATCGATACTCGCTCATGTTCTCGGTCAAAAGATAATTCAGATAATCCTGAACTCGGGTCGCTTGAGCCAATCGATCTGGGGTTTGTTCCCCCAAAATCTTGGTCATGACCGGACCACGGGGCGGGAAAATCTCTTGAATGGATTGCGCTTGGAACCGAACGACCGCTTCAGAAAGCATTGGGTGGAACACACCGCAGGCTCCATCCCACGGCTGTGTCCGGTTTTCGATCTTCAATCCTAGAAGATCCAGACCTTTCATGTAGGTCTGTTCCCATTCCTTGCGAGAATCCTTGTCAGCTTCAAATAAGCCCACTAACTCGCTAGCAATGGTAGAAAGCACATCGTCTTCGATGTAGAGCGCAAGATTGTCATCATGGGCCGCTTGCATTTGCTCGGCCCCTAACTGGATCTCAACACCCCCATCAGGGAGTTCTACTGTGACGGAATCATCCTCGGGAGGGAGGACATCAATTTCCATTCCCTGCCCTTGAACCATCAAAGGCATTAAAGCGCGATCAACCGCCACA